CTGTAAAGAAGTTATCACAGGCACAGAACGGACTGATACATGTTTTGTTGAAGCAGTTTGGAGACGAGATTGGATACACTTTGATAGAGATTAAGGAACTGATGAAAGAACAGTTTGCAATATCCACAGACAGATTAGACTTTTCAACGGCAAAATGCGATATGGAAACAGCAAATGAATTTATATCATTTATCATAGAACAGGCATTGGAACTTGGAATAAATTTATATATTTTAGGCAAGCACGATAAAAGGTATAAACATATATTGGAAATTGACAATATAACGCAAAGATATGTGATTGCCTGCTTGAGAAAAAGGACATGCTGCATATGTGGAAAAGTACATGATGAATATAATACAGTTGATTTACATCATTATAATAATGTCAATACAATTGGTGGAATGGATCAGGATGATGGTCTTAAAACTCCTTTCATGAGTTTATGCAGAGAACATCATAATCTGTTTCACAACAAAGGAAAAAGACATTTTGAGGCTTTGTATCATATAGAGGGGGTGTGGCTCAATCCTCAACTGGTATATGAACTACTGGATATTTATCCAAATCACTTTAAGCTATTTAGAAAACGCTTAAAGGAAGAATATTGTGATGGACTGATAAGAAAGGAGAAACAATGAAATTATTATATTGCGAAGATGAACACAAACCAGTAGTTACAAAGAGTATCAATCAAATTGAAAGATTTATTATTAATATAGATATTAAACAAAGGTTGAACTCACACAGGAAAATTGAAGTATATAAAATAAATTTTGAAACGAAAGATCTAACTGATGACTGCATTATAAATTTATTTAAAATAATCACAATGGAAAGAAAAAAGGAATTATTCACTGAATTGTATTAAATAAATTTTAGAACATAAAAAAGGAGAAAATAAAATGACAGAAGAAGAAAAACAGAAATATGAAAAAATTTTTTTGAAAGTTTGGGATAAAAGCTTACTAGAACCAGATTTACTGATGGACATGTGTGAATTATTAGGGCTTCAAAAAACAGAAAAACTGGAAGATGGAATCACATTATTTTATTACAAAACTGCAAATGATAGAACGTTTGTGATAGAAGATGATGAAATTCAAGGAACTTTGGAAATTTACGAGGAAAAATAAAGTTCAGTCGCAGAAAGTCGTTTTGACTAGAATAATGTGTAAAAATGTAGTATTTAGAAAGAAAAATGACGGTCGTGAAAAGTCGTTTTTATTAGAGAAAGGTTATGAGGAGAAATGAAACTTATAGAATTATACGGCATAAAGATAAAAGAATTAACTGAAATATTGAAAGATGAAACAGTCGAAAACTTTGAAATAAAAGAAAGCATGAATTATATAGATTATTTTTGTATTTCTTTTGAACTTGATTTTAAAAAGAAAATTAAATTGAATATAGCATTAACTGAAATGAAGGGAAACTATCAATCAAGAGATTTGAGTATCGAAGAAATAGAGTGCCAATTTGATAATAAGTTTAAGGAATTAAAAGAATATCTGAAAAGCAAAAATAAAGGCGAACTCAAAGAACTTGAGGACAAAATATCTGAGTGTGAATCAGAGCTTGAAAAAATGAGGGAACAATATGATAAAATAAATAATTACGGAGAAAATTTATAGGTTGGGAGGAGCAAATGGAAATAATAATAAGAACAATAAATGCACTAATCACAGCAACAGCTACGTTAGTGCTGGTAAGATACATCTATAGATTAGTTATTATATTTAAAAATAAGGCAAAGATATTTAAATTCAATATAAGCAACTTGATAATATTTTTGATTGCTATGATTGTAAATCTATCCGTGATTTATGGATTGATTTGGATTATAAAGTTTTTTGCGATTAGAGTGTGAAAGGGTTGCAAATGTTTAGAAAATAAGGTATAATTAGGAGGTAATGTGAATAACAAGGAACTTACACAAAAAGATATAACAGAATTATTAAAAGATGAAGAGATTTTATATTTACTTGAGGATTTAAAAAAATCTAAAGAGCGTCAAGAAGATATAAAAATAACATTAGTATTAAAAAAAGGTAAAATTACTGGAAAAGAATATACAGTAAGAAAATTTAATAATAAAAACAGGGCAAGATAAACCTCAGATGAGTGAGCCACTGAATAGATAGATTAGAAATAGTCTATTTGTTTAGTGGCTCTTTTTTTGTCTAAAAAACTAAAAAGGTAAAGGAAAAAATGAAAGATGAAAACATAAAATTATTGATTAAGAATGAGTATGAAAATGGTGTAGGAGTTACAGAGCTTTCTAAAAAATATAAAATTAGTGCAAATACTATTAACAGTTGGAAAAAAAGGGAAAAATGGCAAAAAAAAGTTGCACCAAAAGGAAATGCACCAAATTCTAAAAAATGCACCAAAAATAAAACTGGTGCAAACGATAAAGAAGTACAGATAAAATCAGACATTCTCAATAATGTCCCAAAAGAAAAAATTTTGCAAAAATTTTCAGTAACCGAACGAACATATTACAACAAAGTAAAAAGTGTCAGAGAAATCCAAATTGAAAAAAGCCAATCAATTTTAACCAAAATCGCAGACGAAAATTATAACGATTTGAAAGAGCAATTATTGGAATTAGAAAACGAGAAAAGAAAGTTAAAAGAAAAATTTTTGGAAATTGGATTGGAAGATGACGAAACACTGAAACGTATAAATACACGCCTAAAAGTCTTAAAAGAATTTGAAAAAGAGATTTACAAAGGCGGACAGATTGTCGGAAGCTATCGGCAGGCAGAGTTGGAAATGGAATTGGAAAATGAGAATATACAAAAAGAAAAGCTGGAAATTGAAAAATCTAAATTGAATACTGATATAAACGAAGATAACAAAATAGAAATTAAGTTGGTGGGAATCTGATGGAAATAACAAGAGAGGTAAATAAACATTTTCAAGAATTTTTATTAGACGATAGCCAGCACATTTATTTTTTGTTAGGTGGTTATGGGAGTAGTAAATCGTTTAATGCAGCAGTTAAATTGGTGCTTTTATCATTACAGGAAAAAAGAAAAATTTTGATTGTAAGGCAGATAAGAGAGAATTTAAAAGAAAGCTGTTATGCGGATATTCAAGACATCATATATAGTTTTGGATTGGAAAAATATTTTTATTTCACATCAACGCCAATGAAAATTATTTGTACTGTAACAGGAACTGAATTTATTTTCAGAGGACTAGATAATGTCAAGAAAATAAAATCAATAAAGGATATAGATACTATTTGGATAGAAGAAGCAGATGAGATTGATTATAAATCATTTAAAGAGCTGAAATCAAGATTAAGAAGTATTAAGAATAGAAATATATTGATTTTAACAACTAATCCCAATGAGTTCGGAGTATGGACATACAAGTATTTAACAGAAGTATTAAAGAGTGTTGGTAAAGATGAGAATAATCTATATGTCGAAAGGATTATGAAAATAAAGAATGAAGTAAAATTAAAAAAAGGAAATGTATTTTCTGAAAATATATATTTACATCATTCTGTGTATACAGATAATAAATTTTTGCCTGATAATTTTATAGCAGACTTGGAAACAGAAACGGATGATTATTTAAGAGCAATAAAGACGTTAGGGAGATTCGGAAGTGCAGGTGGTACATTATTCAGAAATTTACATCATATGGAACAAAGCAGAATAGAAAAAATAATCGAAGGCAAATGGAATAGATTTACTGGGTTTGATTTTGGATTTGAACATTCTTATAACGCTATTGTAAGAATGGTAATTGATGAAGAGTTGAACGATTTGTATATCTATGAAGAATTTTACGACAATCATTTGACAGATCCCGAAATGATGGAAATGGAAATTATGCACAAAATGATAGAAGAATGCGAAGTAATATATGCTGATAGTTCAGAGCCGAAAGCAATTACTTTTTACAATATGAATGGACTTTTGATTAATTCAGTAAAAAAAACGACTGATATGAGTAAAGCAGGAGTAAGAAAAATACAGTCATTCAGAAATATATTTATTGATAAAAATGTATGCCCTAATACATACAGGGAATTAACTGAAATGAAATGGTTTTATAACAAAGACGGATTAATTGCCAAAAACCCTAAAACTAAAAAACCTTTTAATATAGATCCGCATACATTTGACGCAATTAAATACGGAATAAGTGAGTATACGCCTTATACTTCCAATAAACATTATTACAAAAACAAGGAGGTGGATAATGAGACTTAATATTTTTTCAAAAGGATTTTGGAGTACCAGGTCGCCAGTTACGTTATCAGAATTTATAAATAATTATTCTCTTGAAGACGAAAGTCCTGAAAAGTTTTTGAGCCAGTTGTATAAAAATCCTTTTACATCAAGTGCGATAACAAGAATAAATGAAGCAATTAACAATTTAAAATGGGGAACATATAAAAAAGGATATAGCGATAATGTAAAAGATGTAAAAAACAGTTATGTGTTAAATACATTACAAAATCCTAATTCCTTGCTTAATACAGACCAATTTATTAATTATTTTGCTTTATATTACATCTTGTTTGGGGAACTGCTTGTAATGAGAGTTGATTTATTCACAAAAGCTGAATTGATTTTATTTAAAAAAGGCTCTTATCACATTGAATACGATAACGAAAATGTGTTGAACGGAATTAAATCAATAAGAATTAACAACAAGGAATATAAAGGCGAAGATTTAAAAATGTTTCACTATATCAAAGGCGTGAACATTTATGACAATATCGCTGGAGCAGGACACGGAATAAGCAAGGTGCAATCTTTAAGTGCTTTACATAATTACTGGTGCTACATAATGCAATGGAACAACAGCATATTAAAGAATGGAGGTAAGAGAAATCTTATAATTATTGTTAAAAAGTTCCTGAATGTTTTTAAGAAAAAGGAAATCAAAGATGAAATTGAACAGAATAGCGGTGCTAGAAATGTTGGGAAACCAATTATTTTAGATGGAGAAGGAGCAGAAATAAAAGAGGCAGACTTTTCGCCACAGGACTTCGATTTTCTTAATGCTATGGACGAGATACGGAATACTACTGCGGCAGTAATGAATGTGCCTAGTATCTTGATTGGAGACAGAACTAACAGCAAGTTTAGTAATTATAAAGAAGCTAAAAAAGATTTGTATACAGAGAATATATTGCCACTTGTTGAACAGATAGCTGAATATCTTAATAACATTATGAAGGATAAGTTGGAAAGTAATGAATACATAGATTTCGACACAAGTACAATCGGAGTATTAAAGGAAGACAGAAAAGAGAAAATGGCAATGCTTAATAATCTTAGTTATTTAACGATAAACGAGAAGAGAGCAGAGCTTGAATATCCGCCAGTTGAGAATGGAGACGATATTTTAATCAGCACATCAATGACACCATTAAAAGAAATATACGAAGATGTAAAACCAGTTGAGGAGGAAGACGATGCCGAAGAAACTGAATCGAGTGAAGAAGAAAACGAAGAAAGTTAAGCTGACTAACTCACAAAAAAAGATACTTGCTAAAAGACAGTTGAAAATGCGGAACAGATTAATACTTAAATTATTTGGACGGCTAAGACTGGTATTTAAGCAACTTCGTGGAGAAATTGACATGAATGAACAAATGTTTTTGAGTGAATTTGCTTGGGAAACATTTAGCAACCAATTGTTTACAGAGCTAAAAAAAGGAATATTTGAAACTGTAAACGAGACATCTAATTTCTTGATTACACATCGTGGAATTGATAAGAAGTTGATCCCAGCGGTTAAGAATAAAACATTGAAAGCATTAAGTAAAAAAGTAATTGCTGAAAAGGTAACAAATATAACCAAAACCACGAAAGATATTTTAAACAAAATCATAGTTCGTGGACAGGAAAGCGGAACAAACATAAGGGATATTGTAAAAGAGATAACTCAAAAAGTAAAAGGTATGGAAAAGAAAAGAGCAATGATTATTGCAAGAACTGAAACAGCCACTACTGCAACAACAACATATCACAATGGATTGGAGCAGGCAGGACTGGAAAAGACTTGGTGGCACGTTGGTGGTGGGAAAACTGACAGGGAAAGCCATTTGAAATGTGATAAGGAAACTATCCCAGCAAATGAAACTTTTAGTTGTGGACTTAAACATCCACATCAGTTGGGAGCACCAGCGAGCGAGATTATAAATTGTCATTGTGAATTAATATGAAGGAGGTAAGGGATGCCAAAAGATAATGAATTTCAAAAAAGTGTCAAAATGGTATTGAAACAAGATACTGAAGAAAAAGGAATAATTGAAGGGCAATTGGTAACACATAGCGTTATTGATAGCTACGGCGATTATTTTGATAAAACGGCACTTGATAAAGTGGATAAGGACAAGACTTATTTCTTGTTGCATATGCACGATTGGAGTAAGGAAATAGGGACTTTGAAAGTTTATCAAGATGAAACTGGAAATCTTAAGTTCTTAGCTAAACTTGATTTGTCAACAGACGAAAAAGGTAATGCTTTGAATTTGGACGCTCAAAAAGTTTATTCGATGATGAAAAACAACGGAGCAAACTACGAAATGTCTGTTGGCGGATTTTTAAAACAAAGAGAGTTTGGAAAGGTGCAGACAGATGTAGGAGAAGTTGACGCTAGAATAATCAAAGAATTTGAAGTTATCGAGGGTAGTGTAGTTTTAAAAGGTGCAGTACCTGGAGCAACGGTTGAAACAGTAAAAGGCGATAATAATATAAATAAAAATAAAGGAGATGATAATATGCCAAAAAATATTGAAGATTTTGAAAAAGGATTGAAACAGAATACAGAGGATATAAAAAAAGCGAATGAAGATTTAACTGGAGCTTTGAAAAAAAACAAAGAGCTGGAAGAAAAAATTGAAAAAGCAAATGAAGAACTTGAAAATATGGGTAAAGCATTAGATGAAGTTATGAAAAAAGGTGTGGCAAATCCTGAAACAGAAGAGAAAAAAGAAACTGAAGCGTTGCAAAAATTTCTAAGAACTGGAGAAGCTGGAAATTTAAGGGTTGCAAAAGCAATATCTAGTACACAAGTTGCCGTATTAATTCCAAGTGCCTTAGAAAGAGAAATTTTAAAAGAAATAAAAGAAAATTCTCCATTTTTGTTTAACGCAAGAATTTATACAGGTAAGGAATCCTACAGAAGAGTACCGATTAGAAATGAAATAACTCCTAAAAACCAAGCTGTGAAAGAAGGTGTTGGAAATACTCAAAGTGGAGAAATAAGTTACACATATATTGATATAAAAGCTGGGAAAAGACAAGTTCCATATCCATTGACAGATGAAGCTAGGGAAGATGCGTTTGCTGATTTAGTTGGCGAAATTAAAGAAGCAGTTGCAGAAGATTTTGGAATAACGTTAAGTGATTTAACAATAAATGGAACATATAATGAAACAGCAGACCAGTTTATTGAAGGGTTTATGACAAATGCTGATGTAAAAGCCAATGCAGTAACATCTGCTACAGCTGGAAAAGTAACTTGGGAAGATATGGTGAAACTTGAAACAGGAATGAAAAAACAATATAGAAAAAATGCCAAATACTATGTCTCTCTAAAAATGTATGAAGAAATGAAATTATGGAAAGATACAACGGATAGACAATTGTGGAGTACAATCCATAACGGTGCAACAATGGTATTCAATGGTTATGAAGTGGTTGTTGATGAGTTTTTAGATGATATAGCAACTGGAAAATTCCCTGCAATATTCTGTGACTTCAAAAAAGGTTACGGATACTACATAAAGAATGATTTTGAACAAGAAACAAACAGAAAAGTAAATGAAGGAATTACAGAAATTTATACAAGAATAAGAATCGGAGGAAAAGTGTTAAGACCAAATGCTTTTAAACCGTTAAAAGTAAAATAGAGGTGGTTTGAATGCTGATAACAGTAAATGACTACGAAAAAATAACAGGCAAGACCTTAGCTGATGAAGAATTGGCTAAGGTTGAAACCTTGCTTGGTATTGCAATTAGTCAGATTGAAAATATAACTGGATATAAATTAGAAGTTGAAACGCTTACAGAAAATTATGATTATAATAAGCGAATTTACTTGAATAAACGTCCAGTTGTTGAAATTGTGGGTATTGATTCCAACGATGAATATAAAAGTCGTGGGAATTATATTGAGATAGTTAAGTTTAAAAGTTGTCCTTGCTGTGATAAAGAACAAGAGTTGGAAATAACTTATAAGGCTGGATACGATGAACTGCCTAGTTGGCTTAAATATGAGCTTTGTATGCTTGTAAATGACTTTATTAATAGCATGGATGAAGAGAGTGGGAAGTATAAGAGTTATAAAATCGATGATATTTCTTACACATTTGTGGATTTTGTGGCTAATAAGAGAGAAAAGATTGAAAGTGTTGTGAGGCGGATATATGGCTGAAATTGTATATGAATTAGAGGGATTAGAGAAACTGGATAAAGAACTGAAATATTTGAGTTCCCATGCTGTCAAAGTTGGAGTGCTTTGGAGTGGTGGAAGTTTGAAAAGTAATACGGATGTTCAAGAATATGCAATATTCAACGAATATGGAACAAGTAAAATGCCAGCTAGACCCTTTTTTAGATTGTCGGTAGGTACTGATAAAGCACAAAATGAAATAAAAGAATATATAAAAAAGCAAGTTGAACAAGTTATTCAAGGCGGAATGACAGGACAACAGGCTTATGAAAATTTAGGAACTTTTGTAGTTCAGAAAATAAAGAAAACAATAATGAGTGGTAATTTTGCACCAAACGACCCCAAAACCGTAAAGGCTAAGGGACAAAGTACACCACTTATTGATACGCATTCTTTATTTCATTCAATAGATTACGAAATCGTGGGGGTATAAAATGGCACATAAAACATTTATTCCAAAAAGATTTTTTAGTAAATGTAAAGTATCAAAGAAAACTAGCGAATGGATTAATTCGGAACTTGTTGAAGTTGATGAAAGTTTAGAGTTTGAGGGAGCAGTATTTAATCTTAACAGACAAGACATAAGTATGCTTACGGATCAAGGAATACAAGTGACTTTAGATAGTAAAAAAATATATTGCTATATTGACATCGACTTGAAAAATACAATTGAATTCGAGGGAAATAACTATATTGTAACAACAGCGAAAAATTATATGAAACACGATGAACTTAGAATTTATTACATAGAAAGGATACAAGAATGAAAAATGAAGTATTGAGAAAATTGTTAGCCAGCTTCGTAAATTTCCAAGTTATTCGTGATGATTATGTGGCAAAAAAGCCAAAAGAATGTGCTGTGATGCATACAATAAGTCTTAATAAGTCAGCGTATAGTGCATATGGAACTGTTGAAACAACAGATACGCAGATTAAGGAAAAGGCTTTAAGATTGGTTGTCTCTTATTTACAATTCGATTTTTATGCTCCAACACAGACAAGGGCAGAAGAAATGGCTAGTGAATTGCTTGAGGTTATAGTATTTAAGAAAAGACACGATCTTATCAGAAACGGATTTGGATTAAGTGATGACAATATAGAAATAAAAGATTTAACTTTCCTTGAAGGAAGTCAGTACATTTACAGATTCAGCTTTGATGTAGAAATGAACTGGAGAGAATCAAGCGAAAGAACTAGAGAATTAATAAAAGATGTAGAAACAAGAACGGAGGTAAATAATGGCTAAGAAAATAAAAGTAACAGTAATAAGACCGACAAAACCTTTATTATTAGGGGATTTTGGGAAAGTCTTATTTTTAACTAAAGAAGCAGACAAGCCTTATAAGAAATACACGAAATTGGACGATGTAAAAACAGATTTTGGAGCTAATTCTAAAATGTATAAAGGCGTAGAAACATTTTTATCACAAGAGGATAGCGACGGAAATGTAATTCAGCCAGATGTTTGGTATTGTGCAAGTAAAGCAACGCCAAGCGAAGAATTTTTGGATAGTTTGCCAACTGGCGATTTTTACGGTGTGATTGTAGATTTTTATGATGAGGAATTTACAAAGGCGTTGGCTAAATGGCTAACTAGAAATGTTAAGTTTGCGATTGTAGCTAATTCAACAGCGGAGAACAATAAATTAAAAGAAAGTGTAAGAATATATTTTATGGCAGGAAAAGCCGAAGGTGGGAACTTAGATATATTTGGATTACCAGCCTATACGTTCGCTCAAGGAATTAATGGACGTTGGAGCGATAGAAGAATATTAGGAGTAGATCCGTCAGCTAAAACTTTGACAGAAGAAAGTGATAACGAAGAAGGTAATATCAATTACACTAGAAACTTTGTTGGATACAATGCTGTAACAAGTGGCTCTTGGTGTGCTGATGGTGTTAGACATGCAGACCAAACAATTAAGATAGATGCTATTGTGCATAACATTGAAACAAATCTTTCAAGAATGTTAATTGAAGAAAAGAACACAACAATGGACGGTGAAGGTATTCCAAAAGTTGAAGCATTGTTGAATCGAGTAATGCTAGCAATGGGTAAACAGGGGGCAGTTGCTAAGAATAATAGCGGTGAATACTTGTTTAAAGTTACAGTGCCAAGCATTGAAGATACTTCGGCACAGACAGGATTGACTGTAGATGATTACATCAATCGTACACTTAGAAATGTAAAAATTGATTTTACAATCAGTACAGAAATAGAAAAAATTGAAGTTACTTTGGTTTGGCACGACGAACCGTTAACGGCATAGGGAGGTAGAAAATGGGAAATAATTTTTTAGAAAAGTCAATTGATTTAAGTAAAGTGGACTTGATTATTACGTTTCCGGGAATAGGAACATATATGATTAAGGAAGCTAAAGAGATACAGAACAATCCAACCGAGGACAGCCATACAATGGGCGACCCTGATATTAAAGGAAATGTGCCAACAATTCAGACTAGGGTTACAAAAAGAGAAATAAAACTTACAACGGTAAAAGGCTCTGATGACGATATATTTTTAACAAAATGTAATGCAAATCCAAACGGAGTTTTAGGGACTTTGACATATATAGATAACACAGGAATGAATAAAATTGTCGGAAACGGACAGGGTGTTTCTATCCAAAAAGGTGGAGAAAGAAAAAACAATACAAAAGATGTTGACATTGAATACACAATTCAATGTGCGAAATATGATGAAAAAGTTTAGGAGGAATTAGAAAATGGAAAACAAAACAAATGAAAAAATAGAAGAAAAAGAACAAGAAAACAACGTTTTTATCGACAATTTAGGAAGATTAAATATTAAGGGGCAAGAGATATATGTGGATGCAGAAGGAAATACAAAGGTTTTTGATTTTCAGTTGACTAAACCACAAAATTTACAATTATATCAAAAAACATACTTAAATTTAGTAGCAAATAATGATTATTTTACATTTGCAAGCATTCTTTTGCCAAAAATGGTTGAATTTCCAAAGGAAGCTAGAAAAATTGAATTTTTTGAAAACGATTCAGAAGCATTAGTTGAATTGTGTGAGGTGATTGCTACCTTTATGGAAAAGTCGAAAGAGAAGAAAAAAAGAAAATTGAATATGAAATTAAAGTAGCAGAGGAGCAATACGAAGACCCATTAATCAAATTAAGGTGGGAATTTATTGTAAAAAAAAGAATAAAAGACCCTAATGTTGTTCTTGATATGAGCAACATTAGATTTTTTCAATGGATAAGAGCAATAATGGATTTTGAGGAAAAGGAGAGATAGAATGGCTGGCGGAAACAAAATAGAAATATTGATAGGGGCAAAAGTAGAAGATAGCCCAATAAATAAGTTGAAACAAAAAATGAATAGTGTTGTGCCAGTCGCTGATAAATTAGAAAAAAGAGTATCAAGAATTGGTAATAACGTTCGTGTGACTGCTCTTGATAGATTAAGAGCCAAAATGTTTAGTATTTTTACACCTATTAATAAACTTCGCGAGAAAATGAAGGGATTGGGTAGGGATATAAAAATAGATGCAGCAGTAAGGTTAAATTCAGCGTTATATAGAATAATGCCAACTATAAATAGGATTGGTGCAAGTTTAAATAATTTGAAAACAAAAATAGCGACTTCTTTTAATAATAGATTATTTAATTTTGGTAATAAAATTAATTCTAACGGAATTAATACTTTTGTTAATATTCTAGGAAAAATACCAGTTGTCGGAAGCAAGATTACCAATTCTTTTGACACAATGAGAGATAAGGTTAATAAAGTTCTATTTTCAGGTAACATTCTTAAATCTAGTTTTACAATTCTTGGAGAAAAAATAAAAGGAGCATTTAAAGCTGAAAATTTAAAAAATTTTGGCTCAAAATTAAAAGATATTGATAATAAAGTTAAAGGAATAATACAAAAATTAGGTGGATTATTTGGGAAACTTACAGCAATTGGTGGTATTGCCGGGGGACTTAGTTTTGCAGGGATAGCCAAAGCGTCTGATGAAAATTCGCTTAGAAATTCAAGACTTGGAATGGTAACAAATGATGTTGCTGGATTGAAGCAAAAAACATTTGCAGCATCTCAACAGAGTGGGGCGGATTATGGACAACAACTTGATTCAATCGCTAAGTTAAAAATGCTGACAAAAGGATTATTTAATGATGCAGAAGCCGTAAAATTTACGAGTACATTAGACAAAGCGTTTAAAGTGTCTGGAACTTCAGCAGGAGAGGCTAGTGCGGCAATGTATCAGTTAAATCAAGCTATGACATCAGGTAAATTACAAGGTGACGAGTTCCGTTCGGTAATGGAAAACGCTCCAATATTGGCTCAAAAGATAGCAGAATCAATGGGAGTGTCTATGGCACAGCTTAAAAAATTAGGTTCAGAAGGGAAAATAACATCCGATGTAATTAAAAAAGCTGTTTTAGGAAGTGCTGATGATATAGAAGCAAAATATAATCAAATGCCATTAACTTTTGGTAAAGTTTGGCAACAAGCACAGAACGCAGGACAGCAAGCTATGGATGGATTACTTACTAAAGTAAATCAGTTGTTAAATACTCCTATGGGGCAAAAAATGGCTCAAGATTTGCAAGGGGCATTTACTGGATTTGCTGGAATGGCTAATGGAGCATTGGACGGAATATTAAATATTTTTGGGAAATTAAATTTTGCTCCGTTGCTAGAACCTTTAAAAGGCATAGGACAAACTATATCTCAAGCATTTAGTGGAATTGGTGGAGAAGGACTTACAAACGGAATTGCAGGAGCATTAAACGGTATTATTTCTCTTGCTGGAAAAGTTGCAGGAGTGGTTGGGCAAATGATAAGCGGAATCAATTTTGGGCAAATAAGCCAAATATTCGGAGATATTATGAATGCCTTTAACTCGTTTTGGAGTTCGCTTGATTTAGGAAGTATTGGGAATATGCTTAGTATGGCTTTTAGTGGATTTATGCAAGTGGTTTCAATGATTACTCCAGCACTTGCTCCAATCTTGCAGACACTTGCTGTAATTGTTAATTTGGCAGTCCAAATCGGAACAGCTCTAATGCCTGTTATTGGTATCGTATTACAAATAGGAGCTGTATTAATTTCTGCGATAGTTCCAGTTGTTCAAGTGGTAATTGGAGTGTTTGCTGGCATTGTTGGAGTTGTAGTTGGTGTATTTTCAGCAATAATTGGAGTAGTTGCAAGTGTTATGGGAGTAATATTGGCTGTTATTTCAGGAGCGATAAATTCGATAGGAGCAATTGTTAATAAGGTTGCGGTATTCTTTACTCAAGGATTTAATAGGGCAAAAAGTATTGCTCAAGGAGTAATTAACGCAATTAAAGGTTTCTTTGATGGACTGGCTGGGAAAGTAAGTGAAATTGCTGGTAAAATTGCCGGAATGTTTAAAGTTAAACCACCTTCTTGGCTTGGATTCCTTGGTGGCGGAAAAGGACGTTACATAGGAGATAAATCGTGGGAAGGTGGACCCGTTACAGTAGCCGAAAAAGGTGCAGAAATGATTAGATTGCCTAGCGGACAGCAATTTTTGGCTAATGAGGAAATGACCATGAACTTGCCACAAGGTACAAGAATATCCACAGCTGAGGCAACTAGAAGAATGATGAGAGACCAATTTGGAAATTCTTCTAAAAAATCAATTGACAGCAAAAAGCCAAGTTCTGGTTCAAGCAAAAGCAGTGGTGGAAATAATCAATACACATTTGCACCAACTGTGGTTATTGAAAATACAGGTGGAGATACTAAAGATTTAAAAAGAACAATTAAAGAAATCTTGAGAGAGTTCTTTGAAGAGAAATTTATAGCAATGGGAGGTTAGACGATGGACTTTAGCAATTTGAATGCCAGCAAGGAAAAATTAAAAGGCAATCCCTTTGGAAAAATGGCTTATGAGGGAGCAAAAAACAAAGGCTACAGCATAGGTTTGAATAGTTTTTTAGGAACTGCTGGAGCAACTGCTTACGGCATTGCTCTCGCCTATCCTGATGAAGTTAATAAATTTTTCCAAGATAGATATGGCTATACACTTTTTGAAGAGGTTGAAAGATGTAAAATCAACGGCATTTCGCTCGAATGGGTGCAAATTAAAAGTGATGAAAGAGGAAGCAGTGTTAAAACACACTCGCTCGAAGATAGAGACAGTACGTTAATAAGTAGTAATGTTTCACATAGTAACAGAAAATACAGCATTTCAGTAATTTTAACTGATTTGGTAACAAAAAACGCTGAAAGTGTTTATGAACAGATAGTAGAACTGTGGCAAAAGAAAACACTTTGTACAATTTCAACTGTTGAAACGATAGAGGATATGATTATCACTAAAGTTTCAAGAAGTTACAAAACACAGACAGCTTTAGAATTTGAAATTGATTTTGAAGTGCTGGAGTTCGCTTATCTGATGAGAAAAGGCGATGTTTTAAGTTCGGAATCAACTACATTGAAAGAAGAACAAAAGACTGGAGTGGCAGGAACTAAGACAAGCAATATTGAATATAAGGGGTTTTTAAAATGAGAATAGAGATAGACAAAAATAAAATCCCTTATGTATTTACATTTAAAAGTGGCAGCGAGATTTTTTTACTTAGAATAAAACATTTTAAGACAAATAATCGCATTTATTTGGATATTATGGATGAAGATGGCGAAATGTTGCTTGAGAACGAAAAACTTGTATACGGTAGACCTGTTGGATGGTTTATGTCAAAAGATGAAAACGGAAATATTAATAACGGTTTTCTAAATTGCTACATTGTACCACTTAGTTTGGATAAAAAGGAAGTTCCAATAACTTTCGAAAATTTTTGTGAAACTATATTTTTAGAATATTTTGATATGGAAGATGATGAGGAAGAAGATGCTGAATAAATTATTTTTAGAAAGAACTGAATTAAAGATTGAAACAGATGACGGAGATTTAAATTTTGTTTTTCCAAAAGATTACAATTTAACTGATCCAACAATAATAAATGGAGTTGAAATTAAGTGGAGCTATAAGTCTGTGGATGAAGAGCCGAACGAGTTTGATATAGAAATAAAAGGCTTAACAAATACAACAATTGCAAAAATTAAATTAAAGGACAATATAAGGCTTGTTGCTGGATATGGTACGGATATAGGAGAAGTTGCAAGTGGCATTATTACTAGAAAAGAAGTGGAAAAAGGAACTTTGAAATTGAAATGCCGTGAAGTTCCAGCAGACTTTAAAAAGTTAGTAAGTGCCGCATATGCTCCGAATACAACAGCAAGCACAATAATTAATGATTTGGCGAGCAAATGTGGTTTTACTGTTAAACAATGTGAATTAAAAAATGATAAGGTTTATAGCATTGGCGAAAGTATATTAGGTAGCGGACTTTATGAAATAGGGCAAATTGTGAAAGACTGTGATAGCCAGATGACTACCAAAAATGACTTTATTTATATTTATCACAACGAAATTAACACAGAAAAAGTTATTAAACTAAGTTATCAAAGTGGACTTTTGGAAGAACCAAAACCTCAAAATATCGAAGAAATAAGTTATAAAGTCGAAAAGAAAAAAGAAAGTAAACAAAATAAAAAAGGTGGTAAAAAGTCTAAAAAAAGTAGCAAAAAAACTTCATCAAAAGGGGGTAAAAAAGGTGGCAAAACAAAAGGGAAAAACAAAGCAAACAAAAAATAATACTCCAAAATCTAACAAAGGGAATAAAGACAACAAAAAGGGAGCTAAAAATTCAAAGAACAACAAACAATCTAAAAAAACTGAAAAAAAAGAGAAAAAAGAAGAGATAAAATATGATTACGAAGTCAAATGTTTGTTGATTTATTATCTCAAAAAAGGTGATTTGATTGAACTGATAAGCAACGAAATATCCACTATATGTCAAATCGTCGAAATTGCTGATATAAGTGATTTCAAAATGACCCTAAAAGTTAGAGTTGTTAATAATGAATCTGATGTTAAGAAAAATAATGCCGAAATCAAGAAAATTGAAAGTAAAGAAAATAAAAAAGGAAAAGTTGCTCAAGTAAAAAGAAATAAAGGGAAAGGCAGAAGAAGATAATGGAAGAATATATAAAGGCAATGTTGGGAAAAATTGACACTTCTTTAATAGCAGAAATAACAAAAGTGTATTCTAATGGTTTTGTAGATGTAGAGCCATTGGCAGAGTTTAGAGAAGTTGAATTACCGCCTATATTACACGTTCCAATGTGCCAGCTAGGAAATAGAAATATCAATATTAAAATTAATTTTAAAACAGGGGATAGAGTTCCTGTTTTGATTTGCAGCAGAGATATAAGTGGATATATCACAAAAGAAGTAAGCACGGTAAATACAAACAAAAGGCATAATTTAACAAATGCTATTGCCTTGCCAATTTTAATTCCTACTGATTTAACAACCGTTGATATTCCTGGAAGCATTGAAATTGACGGAGATGTGATTTTAAATGGGAATTTAACAGTTAGTGGGGATGTAAATATTTCAGGAACTTTGACAGTTGGAGACATTAAGGCAAAAAGTCTTGATACAGAAAGCGGAGTTAGTAAGGGTGGTGTCCCTTACAATCATCCGTAGGAGCGTGATTTATGGACGTAAAATTAAATAATGCAACTGGAGAATTATATGTCGAAAAGGGAGATATACAATTTTTTGGAGCAAAAGAAAAATATTTTGAAGTTATACAGCAAATTGTTTTAATGTTACATGTTCGTGAGGGAGAACTTGAATACGATATAAAATATGGACTAAATTTTGAGAAATTATTTGGTACACACGGTAACGAAAATGAAGTGCTGGAGCACATAAGAGATAAGATATACAACAATTTTAAAGACCATTTGAGTAGATGTTATGTTGAAGTTTACGAATACGAAAACAGACATTTGAAAGTGAATATTGGACTTATTTTTAACGATGACAAGTCGGCATTGATGAAAGGAGTTGGGATTGGTTGGCGAGAATAACAGTGAATACAGTGCAGGATAACATGAATATCTTGAACAATGAATTAAAAACGTTGTTAAAAGACGACTTCTCCAATGATAAGCGGAGTGCTTGGTATATGCTTATGTATCCTGTGGCAAGGCTTTTGAGAGAAAAAATGGAAAGGCAACAGATACAGGCAGAAAAAATGAATTTGCTGAGCTGCGAGGGAATAGAAATAGATGAGCATTTGGCAAATAGTCCATTTTTCTTCAAACGTAAACAGGAAAGTCAGGCAACAGTAAAAATCGAACTAATAGGGGGATTGAATGTTGCACTTGAAGCAGGAGATGTAATTGTTGAAGCGAATGACGGAATAAGATACACACTTTCGGAAAACGGAATACTAAATAATAAGACTACTTTCGAATTCACTTGTGATACAGCAGGAGAACAAGGAAATAAGGGAATCGGAAGCATTATTAAATTAGTTAAGGTTGTAAATGGTGTTTACGATTTTAAGCAAAATGAAATTGCGGCTGGAGGGCAAGAGCAGGAAAGCGACAACGATTATATAGAGCGTTGGTTTTTAAGCCGTAATGAAAGTGAATGGAATTTGGACGGAATTAGAGCGGAAGTGTTAAAACAGGAAGGAGTAAAATCTGTTTATGCTGACGAAAACAAAGAAATGGCAACCGATGAAAGGGGAATTGAAGGGAAGTCAATTGTTTTGATTGTTGATGGTGGTAGAAACGAGGATATAGCGAATGCTATTTGGAAAAAGAAAGATCATGCGATTAAAACTATGGGAGATACAAAAGTAATTGTAAAAGATAGCCAAGGTATTGACAGAGAAATATCGTTTTATAGACCTCAAAAAAGAGAAGTGGAAATAAATATAGAGTTTACAGCAGCGAAAGACACTAATATTTCAATTGAAAATTTGAAAGGAATTGTAAAGGATTACTTAAAAAACACGGAAGTCGGAGATTATATAACATCGTATAAATGTGAAAGCGAGTATATTAGGCAGATTTATTCAGCCGATAGATTGTTGAATATTGACGTTACTTTCAAATTTAAAAATAAACCGTCCAGTAATTTTGAAAAAGTACTAAAATTAGGATTTAACGAGGTGGCGGAATATGCAAAGTAATTTCGATTATTTAATGTCAAAGTGTCCTTGGTGGCTAAAAAAAAACAAAAATATTCAATCATTTTATAAAGCAACATCTAAATTATTTGATGACATAGATAAAATTTATGATTTGTTAGAAAAACAGCACTTAATTAATTATGCTAAAAATGAATTTTTAGATGATATTGGAGCAAAGTTTGAAGTGAAAAGGCTTGGACAAGATGATGAAAGATATAGAAATCGTATAAAACTTGAAATGATGAGATACAAATTAGTTCCAAACATAGAAACGCTCTATAAAATCGGAAAAATGTTTACTGGGGTAGCACCAAACATAGAACTAAACGAAAACAACGAACCTGCTCAATATAAAGTTACGTTTCTAAGTGGAGAAAACTTCGATTTTAATTTGGTAGATGAACTTAATTTAGATAGTGTTGTTGGTGGTGGAATTAAAATTAATACACAAAAATATTTGGATAATTATAATGTTGGAATGAGATTTGGGGATAGGCATTTATCTGAAGAAAAAATCAAAAACTATGTTGAAAGAAATCCAATCAACATTACTGAATAGAAAGGAGAAAATATGGCAAAACTCACAAAATTTAAGGAACATCAAGTTGAATTTCCGTCGCATTATCGTGTAGAAGAGCAAACGACAAGGGGAGATTCTAAAATAAAAGTAATTACCCCTGAATTTGGAAGAGTAAGAGTTGAGGGAACTCCTGAAAAAGAAGCAATTTATAACGGGATGCAACTAGGAAATGTGCATACAATGTATGCAACAAAAACAACAGATTTAGGGATAGATTACTACGTTTGTGAACTTGACGGATTGAATGAGTTCGGATTGAACAAAGACCTAAAAATAAGGCTTACAGTAGATAGCGAAAATGAAAATGATAATCCTAAGCTGCGTTTGAATGGAAAAGACTATGTTTTATTAAAAGAATTTAACGAGCAGATAGAACTTGTCGGAGTCAATGATTTAAAACAAAATAAAACGTATGAATTAACATACAACGGCACTCAATTCATAATAATAAACATCTTAAACTACGCAACAGAGCAAAAAAACGGAATAGCCAAAATCTATTCTGAAACAGAATCCGAAAGCGTAGCAGAAAAAGTTAAAGAAGTCATTAAGACGGGCAATGGAGATACACAAGAAGTTGTAAATGAAAGACCAACAGGAGAAACTGTGTGGAGTAAACTGATTAAAACATTGGATCATACAAAAATTTTGACTGTTAGAGGATTGGTGAAAATCCTAAGCAAGTTTTTGAAGCCTGCAACTGAAAATGATTATGGACTCGTTAATTTCCAAACAATCAAACAAGTATCACCAAAACCCGACCTCTCCCCATACATGCGTTGGGACAAAGGTTACAGGAACACAAATAGTACTGACTATATAATAAGAGCCAATGCTTCGGATTTGTGGACTCCGAACGTCCTAACCATGTACGATCCAAAAGGAGCTTATATGGGGGCGATTCATTTAAATGGTGGAAGATTGTACTACAAAGCCCCAAACCGTGCTGGAGGTGGATGGTGTGAAGCAATGGACAACCATGACATGGTTGCAAGAGATAATCGTATGAACAATATGGATTCTGATAGAAATAATATCAGAAATCTAGCACAAGATGCTTGGAATAAAGGACATGACGCACAGATGAACAGAATCCTTACCATGAGGCTTGCTGGATATTATCAAGGTTCTCCAGGAAGCTTGGAAGCAAGAGAAAGGGCAGGATATGTTGTTACAGGGTTAATCGGAAATGCTCCAACAGGACAGCTTGGGCAAATTCATACAGTCCAAATGAGGGCGTTACAATTCCAGTACGGGAATGGAACTTGGTTCAATACGCCACACGTATAATAATAGTAGGAGGAAGAAGTTATGAAATTTGAAGTAGCTAAAACAGAAATAAAAAAACTTGAAAATGGTATGGAATACATCGCTATCTATGACAAGGATAACAAAGACTGGTATGAGGAACTGAAGAAATTTCAAAAAGATACATTGAAAGTGATGTACAACAAAGAAACTTTACAGGTGTCAAGCAAAAGTAAAGACCCCAGTTTTCTGGCCCCGACAGCAGTTGGAGATGTGATTGAAGAAATTGAAAGTGAAGATACAGGGATAAATCCAAATCAATATTTTGTAGAGGGGAAACTTGTTGAATTAAAGCCTTATGAAGCTATAAAGAACGGTAAAATTGTATTCGACAAAGAATTTAGAATCGAGGAAATCAAAAAGGAACTGTATGAGTTAAGACTCGAATATGATGCTGCCCCATTTGAATTTGAAGTAGGTGGCGTGAAATATTTGCAGAATAACAGGAGCATAGACCAGTCAAACTTAACTAGAATTGTCGTCATGTGCCAAGCAATGAAAAAGACAGAATTTGAAAACTGGAAATTTTATACAAAAGACAGCAGTGAGAAGTACGTGAATCTGACGTTGCAGGACATGATGAAAATGGCGAATATAATGCAGTCACAAACAACTAAAGCCATGGCTACTGAAACATTACTGTCTCACAGCTTAGAAAATTTAACCGATAAAGAGTTAAAAGAGTATGATGCCAAAGATAGATACGAAAAAGCGTATAAAAATATGTAAGGAGGTACTTATGCAGTTAGAAAAAGACAAACTGTATATTTGTTTTCACAAGCCTAAAAGTGTCATAGGATTTCTGATAACTTTGAGAACACTAGGGAGATACAGTCATTGTGAGTTTATCTATAACGACTACGTATATTTATCAAATCCTGGTGGCGTAAGAATAAAACCTTTTGTGTATAAAGATAATATGGATATATATGAGCTTGACAAGCATATTGAAATCCCTATTGTGCTAAAAGAGTTTATGAAACTGAAAGGCAAAGGGTACGACTATGGAGCTATTTTCTTTAGCCAATTATTGGAGCTGGGAATTGAACATAAGGATAGGTACTTCTGTTCAGAATTATGCATACATCTGATAAACAAAGGGCTGGATGAGAGCCTAACGTACAATTTAAAGACATTAAAGGCTAATCAATTTAGCCCTGCAAAGCTATATAAATATTTAAAGGATATGGAACTGTTAGGAAGAAAGGTGGAATAGAAATGGATAGATTTGAGAAAATTTTTGATTATCTGCTGAAAGTTGAGGGCGGATATTCAGATGACAAGCACGATAAAGGTGGAAAAACTAAGTATGGAATAATTGAAGAAGAAGCAAGAAAATATGGATACAAGGAACATATGAAAGATATGCCTTTATCCATTGCTAGAGATATTTATAATAAGAAATATTATCACAAAAATGGACTTGACACTTTGAAATCGGAAAAAATAGCATTATCAGTATGTGACTTCATTGTAAACAGCGGAGCTTGGGGAGCTAAAAAGGCACAGGCTGTACTGAATGAACTAGGATTTGATTTAAAAGTGGATGGAATTTTAGGGGAAAAAAGTTTGTCGGCATTGAACAAAGTAGATGAGATTA